TTACCTGAAACTAAAGAAGAATTAGAAATACATATGCAGCTTAGTTATAAGCAAGCTGTTGAGCTAGCAGAAGAACAAGCTATAAATGTGTTACTTGAGGGAAATAAATACGAACTTACAAAGAAAAGATTTTACTACGACCTAACTGTTCTAGGTATTGGAGCCGTTAAGACTTGCTTTAACAACTCTGAAGGAGTAACTGTGGATTATGTAGATCCAGCTAAGCTAGTGTATTCTTTTACTGAATCACCTTATTTTGACGATATATATTACGTCGGTGAAGTTAAAACAATACCAATAAACGAACTAGCCAAGCAGTTCCCTCATTTAACCCAAGAAGATTTAAAAGAAATAGCAGACACAAACTCTAGAAACGACGGTAGATATAATACTTCAACTGGAGTTGCTCAAGACTACAAAGATAATAATCAGGTTTCAGTACTATACTTTAATTACAAGACTTACATGAACCAAGTTCATAAAGTTAAAGAAACTGCTACAGGAGCTTATAAGGCTATAGAAAAAGATGATTCATTTAATCCTCCACCAAACATGGAGGCTAATTTTAGTAGAGTTAGCAAGTCGGTTGAGGTAGTTTACGAGGGTGCTAAAATTATAGGTACAGAAAAACTTTTGAGCTGGCAGCTATGTAAAAATATGATTAGACCAAAGAGCGATTTTACTAAAGTAAAAATGAACTATTCTATAGTAGCTCCTAGAATGTACAACGGCAAGATTGAGTCTTTAGTTAGCCGTATTACTGGCTTTGCTGATATGATTCAGTTAACCCACTTAAAACTACAACAAGTAATGTCGCGTATGATACCTGATGGTATTTACCTTGATGCTGATGGTTTAGCTGAAATAGACTTGGGTAATGGAACAAACTATAATCCGCAAGAAGCTTTAAATATGTTCTTTCAAACAGGTTCTGTTATCGGTAGATCAATGACCGCAGATGGTGACATGAATCCAGGTAGAATACCTATACAAGAAATAACTTCTGGTAGTGGTGGAAACAAACTTCAAGCGTTGATAGGTAACTACAACTACTACTTACAAATGATACGTGATACGACCGGTCTTAACGAGGCTAGAGATGGTAGTACGCCAGATAAAAATTCTTTAGTAGGTATTCAAAAAATAGCCGCGGCTAATTCAAACACGGCAACTAGACATATACTTCAAGCTGGATTATTCTTGACAGCCGAAGTGGCAGAAGCTTTATCATTAAGAATATCCGACATCATAGAATACTCTCCAACTAAAGAAGCGTTTATACAAGCTATTGGCTCGCATAACGTTGCTACACTTGAGGAAATGTCTGAGTTACATTTGTATGATTTTGGAATATTCATAGAACTTGCGCCGGACGAAGAGGAGAAGCAAATGCTAGAGAATAATATTCAACAAGCACTGCAGCAGAACAATATAGATCTTGAAGACGCTATAGATTTGAGAGAAATTAAAAATGTGACGCTAGCTAATCAATTGTTAAAAATACGAAGAAAAAAGAAACAACAGAAAGATCAAGCTATTCAAGAAAGAAACATACAGCTTCAAACTGAGTCAAACGCTAAATCTGCTCAAGCCGCAGCGCAAGCTGACATGCAAAAAGAACAGGCTTCAGCTCAAACTAAAATGCAGCTAAGTCAAATGCAAGCTCAGTTAGATCTTCAAAAACTACAACAAGAAGCTGAAGTTAAAAAACAACTCATGCAACTTGAGTTTCAAATGAACATGCAGTTAAAGCAGGCTGAGGTTGAAGCTATGAAAGGTAAAGAGAAAGAGAAAGAAGACAGAAAGGACGAAAGAACTAGAATACAAGCTTCTCAAGCTAGCGAGCTTATAGAGCAAAGAAACACAGGTGGTTCACCTAAAAAGTTTGAATCCTCAGGTAATGATATACTCGGTGGGATTAACTTAGGTGGATTTGGTCCTAGGTAATTATTAATTTATATTTTATATTATGGAAGAGAATGAACAAAAAGACGACAATGTCGTTAAGGTTGATATGGCAAACTTTACCACGAAAGACGATTCAGATGACGTTATAAAAGTGGACTTGAGCAAACCTCCAGTTGTTAAAGAAGAAGAAAATGAAGAAGTTAAAACTGAAGATGATGGAGTTGACGAGGCAGGAGTGGTTGGAAGCGATGAAAATCCCGAGCCCGCACAAGAACAAGAAGAAGTACAACCGGAAGCAGAAGCACAAGAGCAACCAGCTTTAGAAGAAGTAACTGAAGAGCAGGTTGAGCAAGAGGTAGAAACGTTAGCTGAGGAAGCTACTGAGGCCATCAAGGAAGCAGAGCAAACAGGCGAACCGCTACCAGAAAATATACAGAAGCTAGTTGATTTTATGAATGAAACTGGCGGTACTTTAGAAGACTACGTTGACTTAAATAGAGACTATTCTGAACTAGACAACTTAACAGCTCTTCAAGAGTATTACAAAAAAACAAAACCTCACTTGTCTGCCGAGGAAATAGAATTTATGATGGAAGATAAATTTAGTTTCGACGAAGAAGTAGACGACGAGCGAGATATTAAAAGAAAAAAATTAGCCTTAAAAGAGCAAGTTGCAGAGGCTAAGACCTACTTAGACGGGCAAAAGTCTAAATATTATGAAGAGATTAAATCTGGCTCTAATCTTCCGCCTGAAGCGCAGAAGGCTATGGACTTTTTTAATCGATACAATAAGGAAACTGAAGAAGCTAACAAAGCGGCAGAAAGTGCTAAATCTACGTTTTTGCAAAAAACCGATCAGGTTTTTAACGACAAGTTCAAAGGTTTTGAATATAACGTCGGAGACAAAAAATATAGGTTTAACGTTAAAAATGCTAATGAGATTAAAACGACTCAGAGCGACATAAACAATTTCGTCAAAAAGTTTTTGGCAGAGGATAACACAATGTCAGATGCTAAGGGTTATCATAAATCTTTATTCACAGCAATGAATGCTGACGCTGTAGCTCAACACTTTTACGAACAAGGACGCGCAGATGCCATCAAGGATAGCGTCGCCAAAAGTAAAAACGTAAATATGGACCCGAGGCAAAGCCACGGTGAAATACAAGCAGGCGGACTTAAGTTTAAAGTGTTAAGCGGAGATTCTTCTAGTGACTTTAAAGTAAAAATGAAACGAAAATAATTATTAATTTAAAAACATTATAATATGTCTTTAGTTCTTAACCCCGGTGGAAACCTAAACAATGTAGGTTCACCGATTAAAGCTGCAACTCAAGGAAATTATTTAGATTTCTCTACGGGTTGGGCACAACAATATCTTCCTGATCTTATGGAAAAGGAAGCTGAAGTATTTGGAAACCGTAGTATCTCTGGATTTTTATCTCAAGTAGGTGCTGAAGAAGCAATGGCTGCTGATCAAGTTGTTTGGTCTGAGCAAGGTCGTTTGCACTTGTCTTACGACTGTCAGCACGTATCTGAAGGTTTATTCAAAGTTTTAGGTACAGTTGATAATACTACTGCTGGTACAGCTAACGCAATTAGAATTGGTGATACAATCATCGTTTCTGACGCTGCTTCTACTGTAAAAGCTTATGTAACTGGAACAGCCAACGAAGGTACTGGCTCTTTAACTGCTGGTCAATTCACTGCAGTTCCTTACGCTGTTGCAAACTTCATCACTGCTGGTGGAATAGCTACAGCTGCTTCTGGTGTTAAAGTATTCGTATACGGATCTGAGTACAAGAAAGGTACTGAAGGTCGTGGTTACGGTGTTGACCCACAGTTTAAGTCTTACACTAACAAGCCAATCATCTTAAAAGATATGTTTGAAGTATCAGGTTCTGATGCGTCTCAAATCGGTTGGGTTGAAGTTTCTGGTGAAGATGGACAAGCAGGTTACTTATGGTACCTAAAAGCTGAAGGTGACACTAAAACTAGATTTGCTGACTATTGCGAAATGTCTATGATCGAAGCTGTTAAAAACTACGATATTAGCACTAACACTACTGTACCTGAAGGAACAGAAGGTTTATTCGCTGCTATTGAAGATCGTGGTAATATCGCTGCTTTATTCCAAACTGGTTCTATTGCTACTTCTGACTTCGACGGTATCTTAACAGAATTTGATAAGCAAGGTGCTATCGAAGAGAACATGATGTTCTTAGATAGATCTTCTAATATTCAAGTTGATGACTGGATGGCTTCGTTAAACAATTATCACTCTGCTGGTACTTCTTACGGCGTATTTAACAACGAAGAAGATATGGCTTTAAACTTAGGTTTCACTGGATTTAGAAGAGGTTCTTATGACTTCTATAAGTCTGACTGGAAATACCTAAACGACAAAGCTACTAGAGGCGGAGTTGTTGATGTTGCTGTAGGTAACGGTAGTAACGGTTTAGGTGATGTGTTTGGTGTTTGTATTCCAGCTGGTGTATCTTCTGTATACGACCAAAGCTTAGGAAAGAACATTAAGCGTCCTTTCTTACACGTACGTTACCGTGCTTCTCAAACTGAATCTCGTAAGATGAAGTCTTGGGTTACTGGTTCTGTAGGAGCTGCTACATCTTCTTTAGATGCAATGAACGTTCATTACTTATCTGAAAGATGTTTAGTTGTTCAAGGTGCTAATAACTTTATGTTATTCAAAGGATAATATATCCTTATTCATATGTTACCTCAGTCGAAAGGCTGGGGTAACTTTTTACTAATTATTATTATATTTTATTATGGCAAAAAAACAAACAAAGAAAGCAGAAGTAGCCCCTGAAATAGAAGCTACTAATGAAATGCAACAAGTGGTTATTGAGAGACCAAAAACTCCTGAATGGGAAATAAAGGATAGATACTATTATCTAACAAAAAACCAAAGTCCTCTTAGCTATCAAATTCAAGCTAAAAATATACTGTGGTTTGACGAAGAAAAAGGTTACGAAAGAGAAATAACTTTAACTTCAAATCAAAAAAGTTTATTTGTAGATGAGTTTAAAGGTCAAGAAAGATTAGAGCGAATTGTTTTTAGAGACGGAGTTTTATCTGTACCGAAGAACAAGCAAAACATGCAAAAGCTCTTATCTTTGTACCATCCGGCTAAAGGGTCAGTCTACTTAGAGAGAGACGAGGTTAAAGATGCTGAAAACGAGGTTAATTGGATAGAGGTTGAACTTCAGGCTATGAACTTGGCTAGCCAAATGGATATTGATCAAGCTGAAGCTATACTAAGAGTAGAAAGAGGTTCTTCTGTTTCTAAGATGACTTCTAAAGAACTAAAAAGAGATTTACTTGTTATGGCTAGAAAAAATCCTTTCATGTTCTTAGAGCTAGCTAATGATGATAACGTACACTTAAGAAACGTTGGAGTAAAAGCTACAGAAAATGGTATAATTAAGCTTTCTCCAGATAATAGACATTTTTATTGGGCATCAAACGATAGAAAACTAATGACTATTCCTTTTGATGAACACCCATACTCTGCTTTAGCCGCTTGGTTCAAGACTGATGAAGGCATGGAAGTCTTCAACAGCATTGAAAAGCGATTAAAATAAGTGATTATTTATGAGAGCTAGGCTGCTATTATAAGTGGCCTAGCCTTCATATAAATATATAAAAATGGCGGTAAATATAGACAGTGTATATCAAAAAGTTTTAGCTACTACGAATAAAGAGCAAAGAGGCTATATAACCCCTCAAGAGTTTAATTTATTTGCTGATCAAGCTCAAAAAAAAATATTTGAGCAGTATTTTTACGATATAAATCAGTTTGATAGAGCTCACGGAAACTCCACTGAGTTTTCTGATATGCTACACGTTTTAGAAGAAAAAATATCTCCATTTAGAATTAACAACACTTCACTTACAAGCTCTACGCCTAGTTTTAGCGATGACTTTCAAGTTAACACTTTATCTAATTGGACTGTAGTAGGTGGAACAGCATCTTATGTAAGCCCTTCAAGCTCAAACTCGTACGACGGTGGCATAAAAGTTATAACATCAGACTCATCTGCAGCTACAGCTAAAGCTTCTGACTCTACGTCTGCTCTAACAGCTGGTAGCACGTATAATGTTAATTTTTCAGTTCAAGCAGTAAACGCAGCGTTAGATAGTTATAGAATAGTTGTCTTAGACAATACTTCAGCTGAAATAGCAGCGTATGAAGACGTAACTCCAGCTACTGGTGATTTTTCATTTAGTTTTAAAGCTGCAACAGGTGTTGTTCATGAAATTGTTATAGAAGCTATAGATTCAGACGCTACGGCTAGTACTGATATAACTATATCCAACATAAACGTACAACAAGTATCTATAAACAACTTACCGTCAAATATGTATAGATTAGGTGAAGTTTATTTTACGGCTTCAGGAAGCTCTTTTCCAAACTACGCAGCTGAAGTTAACGCTAATGAGTTGACTAAATATAATTTATCACCTTTAACAAGGCCAACAAGAAGTAATCCGGTATATGTTAGATCTGGTGTTAGTAGCGTAAATGTATATCCGCAGCCAATCGCAACAGATGTTATTAGCTGTAATTATATATCTAAACCAATAAAACCTAAGTGGGGTTATGTTGTCGTTCAAGGTAAAGCTTTATATAACACAAACACTTCTGTTGATTTTCAACTACATGAGTCTGAAGAAGTTTCTTTAGTTAATGAAATTTTAACTATCGCTGGTGTTTCTATAAAGCAGCCAGACATAACAGCTGCGGCTGAAAAAGAAGAGATTAAAAAAGTACAACAAGAAAAATCATAATAAATGGGTTTATTAAATCAAACAGAAAGCGAATACTATTCAGGCTCCGATTTTGGTGGGTATCAGTTTGTGTCGCTTCAAAACGTAATAGATCAGTTTATGGCTGTTTATGTTGGTGAAGATAAATTAATATCTAAAGCTAAAAAACTAGACATAGCTTTTCATGCTCAAAGAGCATTAGCTGAGCTTTCTTTTGACACTTTTAAATCTATAAAGTCTTATGAAATAACTGTCCCAGCTACATTAAAAATGCCTTTGCCTCAAGACTACGTTAACTATGTTAAGTTAACTTGGTCAGACGAAGCGGGTATTGAGCATGTTATTTACCCAACAGACAAGTCTAGTAATCCAACTAGATTTACTGATGGTACTGCTTCTGAAGCTGGAGACTCTACAACAATGGTTAATTTTAAAGCGCAAACGCCAGCGGAGAACGCTAACTTTGATTATGACTATGATGACCAAGTAGATAATTTAAGTGAAGGTCAAAGATATGGAATAGAACCTGCGTTGGCACAGATAAACGG